TTATTAAAGAGATGATGCCCAACGTATTTCTAATTGGTGGTAATGTTTGTACACCTGAAGCCGTAACAGATTTAGAAGAATGGGGGTGTGATGCTGTTAAATGTGGAATCGGTGGTGGTTCTGTATGCACAACCTATCACTCTACTGGTTTTGGAAATCGTGGTTGGCAGGCAAGCATGATTGAGGAATGTTCTAAAGTCGCCAAAAAACCAATAATTGCTGACGGTTCAATTAAACTAAATTGTGATATAGTTAAAAGTTTAACTTTGGGTGCTTCAATGGTTATGATTGGTGGAATGTTGGCGGGTTATAATGAATCACCTGGTAAACTAACTCAAAAGGGTAATGATTGGTATAAAACATTTTGGGGTTCAGCATCTGTAGAACAAAAAGGAAACTCAAGAAGAGTTGAGGGTATTAAAACTTTTATTCCTTATAAAAATGAGTCAATTTTCACAAAACTTAAAGAAATTGAGGAATCACTTCAAAGTGCGATTTCATATGCTGGTGCAAACCCTGCAACATTAGAATGTCTTAAGTTTGTAGATTACGTAATTGTTAATTAATACTCTTTAATTTTAACAATTAAATCTCCATTACCTTTTAGTACTCTATGGTATTCTCCTTTTGGGATTGTAATAACATCACCTTCCTTTAATGTTACTGGAAGGTGATTATCCATTTGGAATTTCCACCCGCTTGATTTTAGAACTTTAACTTTTCTATCTCTTTCGTCAAAGTGCCATTTAAGTTCGTGATTGTCTACATTCTCGTTAAAAACTCTTGTTTTTATTCCATTTTTAACTCTCTCATTGAATGGTAGGCGACTCTCGTCTATCTTTCTATTCAGATATCCTTTCTCCCATTTCAAATTGTCCTCATAACTATCAATTGTTGATGTACTTCCGCCATAGTAAGTTGCGGTTCTTAAAAAAGGAAAAGTATTTTTTATTAGTTTTGTTACTTCTCTTGATTTAGCGTGAACTCTATCTGAATCCTCTTGAGTATATGGTTTTTTGAATAAGCCTGTTAATTTTATTGTGAAATCTCCATACCTATCTTTTCCTAACAAGGCTCTATACCCCGCAAAATTTGGCATATTCTTAAACTTAATTGATTTTACAAATTTGTTTAATAGATTTTCAATCATTACGTAATACTCTTCAGTATCTTCGTAATCGTATTTTCCTTTTGGTTTTTCTTCCTCATCCTCCTCTGTAATTGTCTCTTCCTCATCATCCAATTCTTCATCTTCTTTTTCTTGTGGAACATCTTTTTGTGGAAGTGGTGGATTGAGTAAGAATTTCTCATTTAACCATCTTCTTAACTCATTCTCAACAAAAAATTCAGGAACTTCTTCATCATCAGGTTTTTCAGATGCAATTTCCGCAATATGTCTTGCAAATTTTATTTTTTCTTTTTGATCCAGCATTGTCATTAAACCATCAGATATAAAAAATACTTTTGATAGTGGGTCAGCAATATTTAACTCACCCTCAACCATATTGAATATTCTCATTATAACTTTACCCCACCAAGTTTTATAGCCTTTTGTATCCTCAAGTGTTGGTTTAAAAACTTTATTAAAAGCTCGTATTACCGAACCTGTAAAACCTGCAAGTGCTAATTGGGGTAAAAACCAAGGAAGTAAACGAAGTGTTGCTTTATAACCACCTTCACCGACATCTCTCACAATTTTTCGTGTCTTCGCACTTTCAACAAGAGCCCTTAATTGTCCAAATGTTATTTTACCTTGAGCTTTGCAAAACTTTTCAGCATCACAAATGTTTTTAATTACCCTTCCTGATGGCTCAACGTCTTCTTGTAATGTTTCTTCAGCCTGATAATCTAATTTATAAAGAGGTCTTTCATTTATTTTTATTGACGCTTTGAACGTTTCGTCCATATTGAGAAAATTGTAAAAATTTTCGTATTTTAAACCTAAAATTTTATCACCCATCTCGTATAAAATTTTAACTAACTCGGTATGAAATATTTTGACATTTGGTTCTATATCTATAAAAAAAGTAACAATAGCTTGCGAATCAGTTAATTCTTCAGTTGGTATTTTTTTTAAGTCAAACATTTTTGGTTTAATACTAATACCATACAATCTCATTTCTAATTTTGCCGTCGCGTGAATCTCTTTACGTAATCTAGGTTCTACTACTTTATCTAAAAAGTTGTTGAATAGTTTTACATATCTTGGATTTATAAATTTTTGATAAGGTGTCATATTTTATTACCAACTTCTTGATGATTTAAGTCCCAATTTTTTTCTATATCTTGAAACGTTACACGCCCAATATCCTGCCTTCGTTCTATCTTTTTTCTGATCACATTTGTGACGAGCTCTAAATGATTTTGCACGAGCCTTACTTGCATTTCTTACACGTAGATTTGGATCACCAAAAGTTACTTTTTTTACTCCACCACCAGGGGTTTTAACGTATACTGCGAATTTCTTCGGCCCACCAGGAGTTCTGAACGGACTATTAAGTTTAACGTTTTTACCGTGGTGTTTAATTTCTGTAAGTGTTTCCTCAATCTCAAATGGTGCATCCAACCAAACAGTTTTACCATTATCTAATGTAACTGACAAACCTAAGTCAGATTCTACTAACCATACATCTTCATCCTCAAGTTCAATTGCACCTTCGTAATAAAGTTCTCTTACTTCATTGATGAGGTTAAAGAATGAGTCAGAATAAATCCTGAATACATTTTCAGACAAACTTATTGAGTTGTCAAGGTGAAATTTCAAATCATCTGACACATTTACATTTTCAGTTAAAACCATTTTAGGTTTAAATTCTTCTTTTATCACCTTCTTAATAATATTTTCTAACATTGTGATATATTTGGATATTTATTACTATAAATACATCGTAACTAAATTAAATAATACATATTTATAATAAAATCATTATATGAAAAGAGTAAGATTAACAGAGGGTGATTTGATTAGATTAATTAAAAAAGTTATATCTGAACAAAATGTAACAACGCCAACTGAAAATAAAGAAAGTAAAAAGAAACAACCGCCAAAACCAAGATGCATTCCTGAAAATATGATTCCATTGGATGAAATAGTAGGACAAGCTGATGAATTTGTTAAATATTCACCAGGTGTTAGTAAAAGAAGAATGGGGGTTAATTCTATGGTAGATACATTAGGTATTCTTAATAATATCAGATTATTCAAGGATGTTAAAGACGGAGGAACTCATTTAGCGTATGATATGATGAATAATCTTAATCGTTTCAGAAATAAAAACTATTACGATGAAACTACAGGTGAATGTCATAAAGCAATGGATAAAATAACAGAATTATACAAAGAAAACGAGCACGGTACAGAACTTGTTAAAGACATTGAGAGAGTTCTTAACCTTCAAACTAAAGATGATGAATACACACCATCTCCAAGAGCAAAAGAATACTTAAAACAGTGTGTCAACCTTGTAAAAGGGCAATAATTTTATTTAGGACCGTTGTCGTTAAGGCAACACCAAAAGGGACAATTCGCTACTGTCCCTTTTTTTATTTATAAAAATATTTATTAACAAATAAATTTATAAATCAAAAGTAAAATGGCAAAATCTAAATCATCAGGAACATCCCTAAAACAAAGTTTCGGGAAAAAAAGAACTGGAAAACTAAAAAGAAAGTTCGGTCCAAAAGAACAAAAACCAAAGGCTTACAGAGGACAAGGTAGATAAAATAGTAACATTACAAAAAAAGTAAATATTTATTGTTATAAAAACAATTAATTATGAGAAACTTTTTTAAACAATTATTTTGTGATAGTAACACTATCAATGAAAAATCCGTTGTTGGATTTATCGCATTTGTTATGATGTGTTTATTTGCTACAGCAGATATTATTACAGGATTTATGGGGATGCCATTGGTAATTAATGAATTTATCTTTAATTCATTTCTTATATTGGTTTTAGGTTCTTTCGCGATTGGTTCTGTTGATAAATTTATTAATAAGAAACATACTTCTGAAGGAGAAGAAACCCCTGTAGAGTAATTTATTGATTTTTTTAGTTAGCCCCACTCACAAGGTGGGGTTTTTTTATTATATTTGTATCATATGAAAACAAAGAAACTAACCAAAGAAGTTGTTCATAAGAAATATGAACGTGTTTTTACATATCCTGATTGTACTGTTGTGTGGAAATATGACACAAGTAAGACAAATTCAGGTCCTTTTGAGGTAGAAGTGAAATACCCAAAGAAAAAGGGTTAATTTGTGTATTTATTTATATGAAAATATTACCCATTTTAAGTGAAATAATAGATAAAAAAGTACTTATTTCGGCTCTAAAATCAATGGATTATAGTGAAAAAGAGGCTGAAAATGAACTAAAATACCACTTAAATAGGGTAAAAAACCTACCAAAAACACTCACAGGATACCGAATTTTGGTTGTAAATGACAAAAAAGACATCAATTTAGACGAAATTGGTTCACATTTTAGTGAAAATAAGGTAGAATTATTGTCAAATCACTCATTTTGCACTGGTTGTGGGGAAAAATACTACCTAATTACGGCAAAAATACCAAAAAATGAGGTAAATTTACAAGAAACACTCCAAAATAACATACTTTATCCTAATGAACACGAAATTACAGTCAAAAATAAGGGAAAAAACGTAAAAATCGTCAAAATTCAGGAAATTAACACTGAAAATGACGATTTTTAGTCAAAAAATACTAATTATTTCCTTTTTTTCATAAATTCATTAATCATTTTCATCTGATCGTTTAAATTTTTAGAAAAATCAGTCAAATTTGGTGTTTTCATGGTGTTTTGGTTCATTTGTGTGAGGTTTTTTGCCATTTTGAAGAAATTCCTTCCAAATTTTACCCACCAAACGATTAAACCAACTACGATAGCAGCCATAAACACTGTAAGAATAATTAAAACAATAGTTAATAACATAATTTTATAATTTTATACCTAATTTTAGGTGTTTTTTAGGTATTTGTCAAATAAATTATCGTATTAATGTTAAATGTCCATGTCTTATTATTCTTTTATCGTTTTCTGGTACTCCATACTCAATAATCCATGTATATACACCTTCCTGACACATTTTACCGTTATATGAACCATCCCAACCGATAGTTACGTCTTTTGATACCCAAACAGTTTGTCCCCAACGGTTTAAAACAGTAATCTCAACGTCGTATTGGTCATATCCTGATGTAAATATTGGTTGCCATACTTGATTTACCTCATCACCATCAGGTGTAAAGGTATTAGGAATGAAAATTAACTCTTGTGGACAGAATTGGATGGACACATTATAGGTTTCAGGATATGAAACACATCCATTTTCGGTTGCAATAACACTAAACATATAAAAACCCTCTTGTTCCCATGTTAAATTGACATTTTGTGACTCAATTGTGTCCCCAAACACGTACCAAGTGTTCAATCCACCTGTTCCTAAAGTATTATATGTGTTTGTAAGATTTTCTCCCTCACATACTTCGCTATATTGATACTCTGTAGCACCTAAATTATTAATCACGTTGTCAATAACAGGACGTGGATAAACAATTACCGTAGTATTTACATCAAAAGTACAATTTGATTGTGTATAAGAGTAATTTATTGGGTTATTTCCCGTTACAGTTGAGTCAGGACAGAACTGATTACCAATAACATTAGGACCAAAGAACACACCACCCAAAGGATTACCAATTAATGTTACACAACTACCATATTCACACATAGGAAGTATGGTATCTATTGTCGGTTGCAAGTTAAACACAAGAATTTCAAAGGTTTCTGGTAAACTTTCACATCCATTTACATCAACACCTACCACTTCTAACATATTTGAATACAAACCACCAGTAACCCCATTAACATTTAAGTTAATATTGTCAGTTCCTTGTCCTTGATTTATAGAACCATTGGTTGTTGTCCAATTGTATGTTAGGTTTGTAAAGGTACTTGACACATTATATGGATTAAATTGTGAATTAAAACAAACTG